ACAAGAACAGAGTTACCGTACTCGTTAAGAGTAATTGTAACTGATGTTGGTGTGTCCATTGCTACTGCATCTGGGTCAGTTGTTTCTGTCAGAGCAGTTGTTGTTGGTGTTAGGTCAACGTAGCGCTGTAGCACTACTGTTGAACCTGGAATGCTTTGCTTAGCAGGACGCTTATCTGCGACTGAACGAATGAGTGGCTCTGAACGGAGCGCAAACTCGAGAAGTCGGTCATAAGCCTTTTGTACTAAACCAGCACCACCAGCGGTTCCGCCGAGAGACGACGAACCTGTGGATACATATGAATTAGGCATTTAGGTTATTTCCTTTTGTAGTTAGAAACTATGATTGGTTTAAGAACCATAAATCATGTTGATTATTTCTTCCGCGGATTGCGCGTTATCAATTCTCATCGACATGTCTTCGGCTCTGTCAGGTGTTATTGCACCCTGAGTAACCATATCTTGCTGACGTAATGTCGCACGATTTTGGTTATTCGTTTCAGGCGCATCCTCACGTACCTCTAGTCCAAACAAGTCTGCATTATCATCAAGCCAGTTATTCACCGATTCTTCGTTAATATCATCCAAGTCTTTCATTACTAGACGTATTGCTTTTGGATTTACACCCTTCTTTTCTAGGGTTTCTTTGACGATACGCTCACGCTGCCCCTTAGACAATGTCTCAAGTTGCTCAGTGAGGTCTTTGATACGCTTTTCATCTGCACGCTTGGCTTTACGCAACTTCTTTAAGAGGTCGCTTCCGTCCATTGGTGCTTCTGTTTCGGTATCTAGGTCTTCGTCTTCTTCATCCCAGTAGTTGTTGCTCATAGCAACCACCCTTCTATTCGTTGTAGTCGCAAGCCTCAATTACTAGTCGGGGAACTAGGTTGGCTCTTGCTATCGGTCTATTACGCTAATGGGGCCGATAGGTCCATTAGGATTCTATTTAGATTTGGCCTGCGGTGCTTCTGCTTTGCGACTTAAGTCTTCCGCTTTGGGCCGAGAATCTATTTGCTTCTTCTTCTTTAATTTTACGAATTTTTTCATCTGCAGCAGCGTTTGATTGGAACGTAGATGCAATTGCTTCTTCTTGTGTGAAGTTTATATTACTCATTCTGCCAAGTTGCTGTCCACGCTCTAGGTTCTTAACGGTTGCAAACTTTCCAAGTGAGGTTCCGTATGTTTCTCCACCCGCTGCAAGGTCTGCACCAGTTCCCATATCAATTGCAACGCCTTGTGATTTAGCAGCAGACACTTGTCCAATAGTATTAATTTGCTTTGTAAGTGCGTCGGCGCCTTGTTGGCCAAGCAGTAGTGCTCTAGCAATGGCTGTTCTATCTATTCCTGGAGCAATTTTCTGTAAGTCTTCTTTAAGTGCTTTAGGAGCATTATCTATAGCATTGAAAACATTAGAAATTAGTGCTGTTGCTTCAGATACGGACTTGTTAGCATCGCCAAAAACTTTTTTGGCAAACTCTTGAGTTGCTAAATCGCTTAAACCTACGGCGCGAAGTACATCACCAAGTTCTTGTTCTGACTTTACATAGTCTGCAATGCTTGGTACCTGTACTGTTTCACCAGCATTTAGTCTATCTTGCAATTTAAAAATTGCATCAAAGCGCTGTACAAATTTAGATGCTTTACCCTTAGCCTTAGCCTCGCGTAGGGCTAGGTTTGTTGCAGTAGCAACATCTGAACCAGTGTTTATAAATCCTTGTATAATGTCACGAAGTTCATCAACCCAAGGTTGATTTACTTCTGATTCACCCATTAAAAGAGCAAGTGTGCTTTTAAATGTATCCTTGGCAAGAGTTACTACACCACTAGCGCCAACGATTGGACCCGTTGCTCCATTGATTGGTCCAGTTGCGCCTGTAATGCCTACAGGTGTTACAAAGACATTAGATAATGGATTGCCCTGACCGTATGTAAAGTTAGATGTTGCACCAGTAATACCTGTTGCGCCAGTTACGCCGCTAGGCACTACGGGACCAACAAATCCACTTGCGCCTGCTTGAACAACTGGGGTAGGTAATGTAACTGTTGGTTCAAATCCTGAAACTGGTCCAGATGTTGGTGTAGCAGGAGCAACATATGCTGGCGCTGTGTTTTGACCATATGTAAAATTAGATGTTGTGGTTTGTGTTGGAGTTGCCACTGCAGGTGCTGCTGGTGCAGGTGCTGCTGGAGTTGCTTCAGGAGTGGGTGCTTGCGCAGCAAGATAGGTTTCGTAAGATTCTCTATCTTCTGGTGGAAGTTTTGCTTGTAGTGTGTTCCACTGTGTTCTTGTAAGAGCCATTATATACCATATCCTAATGCGTTGCCAAGCGACTCTGCCGAATCACGGGCTTCATCATTTGCTTGTTTGGTCTTTTGGTAATCTGGAAGTTGCTTTGTCTTAAGCAATAAATCGTAGTAAGAAGGTGCTACACCTTTGCCATCTGCTCCAGCAGAGCGAGTGTAGGCTAAGACAACTGGATGGTCCATCTTAACAGCCTTTGGGTCTATTTCTAGGGTCTTAGCAACCATGTTAATAACAGGAGAAGCAATATCATATGTTGTAAGGGTTGGGTCTAGTTTAAATCTATCCGCAAATTGTGGATATTCCTTAATGGCAATTTTCTGTAATTCTGTAGTATAATCTGCAATAGTCTTCTTGCCCATTGCAACCTGCTTTGCAGCAATCTTTGCCTCAGCATCAGATACTCCAAGAAGTTGGAATTGGTCAATAATTCCACGAACTTGTGATAGCGCTGTAAGAGATTTAGTTCCCAAACTTTTTTCATCTTTAAAATTAATCTTTTTCCAAACCCAGTCGGAAGCAAACTCTTCAGGTTTAAAAAATGATGGATACTCTGTTTTTACTGTGCTAGTAGCAGCCTTATCTACCGCTCCTGGAGTTACTCCGCCAGGAGTTAGTTTAGAAGCAGTAGAGGTTACTACTTTAGCAACTTGAAGTGCTTGTTCGGCATCAAATTCTTTTATAAACTGTGCAACATCTGCATTTGAGAACTTGCCCATATAATCTGCAGACTCGGCTGCAGCCTCCATAAGAGCACGCGCTGCTGCTGTGTTTAATTTTGTTCTAGAGGTAGATACGTCTGTGCCAGACTTTGGATTTTTGCTTTCGCCGCCACTTGCCTTAATTGAATCAATAATTGCTTGTACATCAGCGGGAATTTGTTGCGCGTTAGTCAACGGTATATTGGGTGCCGTAGTCATTAGTTAGCCGCCTTTAGTGAGTCATTGTCAAAGTATCGTGTAATGATTGTTTTCAAGTTTCCATCCCATTGTCCAGCGTTCTGCTCTGTCCACATATTGTAGGCATCTCTTAGCATGGCCTTACGTGGGTCGTAATCGGGCAATGATTGATAAGCCTCAGCAAACATTGAACGAGCAGTTAAAAATTCTTGAGTGTCTTTCCAAAGTTGGCTTCCGCCATTTTTGTCCATGAACTTCTTGTCGTTAGTAATCTCAGTCAATGCTCGAGCATATTTGTAAGATGTATCACCGCTCTGGGCTAGTTGATACTGGTCATACCATGCTTGGCTCTGATTCTTGAATGTAGTAACCGCAAGGTTATCTAGCACAGCCTTAAGTTCTGGGTGAGCACGTAGTGTCCTGCCATCAGTAATTTTGGCTTCCAAAGCAGCCTTGGTTGCCATGTAGGTATTCCAGGTGCGCTGCTTAAGGCGCTCAGTCTCAATTTCTTGTGGAGTCATCTTGAGTTCGTTGAGGTTCTTGCTTGTGCCTGGAAGCGTTGCATTAGGGTCAGCAAGAAGTTTTAATATGTTATTTGATTGGTTATCTGGATTGTAATCCAAGTCAGCAGTTAGCAAACTAACAAGCCCAATTTCTCCAGGCTCAATGTTTACAAGACGACTAACTAAGTCTTTATTATCATCGAACACGCGTGCATACGCTTCGCTTGTTGCAGGTATATTTAAGTTCTTGGTTGAGCCAGTAAATGCTACTCTATCAAGCATAAAGTTAGGTCCAAGCAAGGATAGCATTTCTTCACCAGCAGCGTCACGCGCATCCTGGTTTGACATATTCTGGCCTTTGTATTTTTCTATTAACTTATAGTACAAACTTGATGTAAGGGCCATTGGTGCAGTATCTATTTTATAAGGAATACCTGCATAAGGTGAGGCAAATACAGACAAAAACTTAGCACGAAATAGAGCCTTTACTTGACTTTCTATCTCAGCATCAGAAGGCATATCTTTTTTGATACCCATCTCAACCAATGTAGCATTGTAGTTGTAGACAGACTTCCAAGAACTTAAGTAATCGTTTTGCCCAGACTTGCCAAATATTTGGTTAGCGAGTTCACGTTGCCATCCCGTATATGGAAGAGCAGAGTTTATTGCATTCTTTACCCAAGGAGGAGTGTAGGCATCTTTTATAGATGTTGGCGGACCATAAGGGAATAAAACTTTATACCAGTTAGTGCCACCAAAAGTCATTAAACTTTCAAATTCTGCTTCTGACTTATGGAACTTTTGCATTATTTGACCAACCGAAAGACCTGTAATAAAAGATGGTCCTGGACGGTTAATAAGAAATCCTAAAGATTGAGTACTAAGTTTAACGCCTTCATTTTTCATTTGTCTAGTGCCTAAACCAGTCAAATTAGCAAGTTCTTTTGTTCCAGGAACTACAAGGTGAGTCATTTTATTAATGTCACTAGTTGGATTGCCAAATTCATCGACACCAAATGTTGTATATGCGCGTCCATAATTAGATACTACTGTAGCAGCACGAACTGGGTTTTTTGCCGCTAAGCGACCATAACGAAGAAATGCGTTAGCGTTTGCACCAGGAAAAGCCATAACACCGCGCAATGAGTTAATTAGACGGTTAGGATTGTTGATGGTGTAAAGAGTCTTTTCCATCTCCTGTAAAGCCTCACGGCCTGCTGCTTGACGTATAGCATTATACTGGGTGGTTGTTACATCAACACCCTGCTCTATTAAGTACTGTGCTCGTCGCGCAACACCTTCTGTTGCTAACTTCTCAAACAAAGCACCACGTATAGGATTTTCCACACTGGCAAGCCCACTCATAATTTTATTCATTGCTTTGTTATAGCCTTGTGTTGCGCTAGCAACACCGCTGACACCAAATGTTAATGCTTCATAATTATGGTTTGATGGGATGATTGGGTATAACTCATCAATATAAGGAGCAAGGAATGTTTCTAATTGCTGAGATGTAACTTCACCCTTTAGAACCGCTGCGCGAGCCTCATAAGATGGGTACATACGCTTAACAAGTTCCACCTTTTCGGCAAGATAAGTAGGAATTTGCTTTTTGTTAGTAACGCCAAATGTCTTTAGGTACGCTGCTCCTTGTGAAGTCTCACTCCATTTCAGAAGGTCCGCCATAGAAGTTTCAGCAAAGATTTGGTCAAAAAGAACTTCACCACGATATTGACGATTAGCAATATCTGCCAATTCTTCAAAGTAATTTACTTCTCCAACGCCAATCTTTGACATAGGTATCTTGCGCTTAATTGCAGCGGCGCCAGTAGCAGTGATTACTTCACCAAAGAAGTTAATCTGAGCCGTTCTAGCATTCTGTGTTTCTGCTCTAACTGCTGCAGTAAAGTTGCTTGGACTTCCATCAGTCTGTTCTTGAATAAAAGAATCAATGTGATGTTGTGTACCATTTAAAACAATAGTGTGTTTTTCTGTTGAGTAATAGCGCTTTTTAAACTTTGCGCTTTTACCAAATACATCTGCTTGCTTAACTCTGGCTTCGCCAAGTTCTTTGATTGCATTATCAATGCTAGCATAGGCTTGCTGAACTTTATTATCAGCATCCATAATTAACTTCTTATTAGTTGCAACCTTGCTAATTAATGTCTTGTAGTTCTTAATAGATGCTTCGGCTTGTTTAATTTCAGCAGTCTTTTTGGTAATACCTGGGTTAGCCTTTAAGTAAGCAATTCTACGCTCTAGCGTAGCCATGCTGGGTACAGCCTGTGTAATACCATAAGGTACCATTGCATCGCGTAAATCTAGTTCCACTTTGTCGAGAACCTCATTGATAGCCTTAAGTTCTTTTCTTGCAGCAGACAAATGCTGGGACCTTGTAGCAGGAGAAGCATTTTTTAACAAGTCATTGACTGATACTTCAGCCTGGTTTTTAATTGCGATAACCTGTTGAAGCATCTGCGACCTATCGGCTACGTTAGCAGATACAGCCTTATATTCGGCTCTGTTGATAACTTTCTTTCTAACTTGGTCATTGGACCAGTTGTAAAAGTTTTTCCCGCCTTTTTTGATGCCTTGTTTAAAAATTTCATTATAGACAAAACCAATACCCTGAGATAATCCAGCACTAATGATTGGCTCAAATAATGACTGCTTGGCTGCATAGGAAGGACGAGCAAGTACGTCAAATGTCCATACTTTGTTTAGTTCACCAAAGATGTCGCGTCCAGCACGATTTAACTGCTTGCCTTTTTTGCCAAGTCCTTTTGCTCCTTCAATATTGAGTTGGGTTTCAATGTCATCCCAAGGAGTAAAACGATATGATTCAGCAAACTGACGAAGTGTCTGTGGGTCTACAAGGGTTACGTTTCCAGTATAGTCAAGACCAAATCCATTTTCCTTGACAGATTGAATTCCCTTACTAACATTCATCTGAAATTTTGATACGTAAGCACTAATTTGTTTTTCATCAAATATGCCAGCCTTGTATGCAAGCATACGACCAACTTGAGCATCAATTGATTTAAGCGCTTCCACTTGTGCAATTTGTCCCTTGCCAAGAGAGTTCATGTACTCATCTTCTAGACGAGCGCGAACTGTAGAAACTTTTTCTTTAAATCCTGGTTGTGTTATAATTTCGGCAGTACCGTCTCTAAACATCTTCATGTTGTTGAGAAACCCAGTAAGTTCTACGCGTGCTTGCATTGGGCGCATACCAGATAGGGATACATAACCTTGAGGAAGTGATTCAGTGCCACGACCAACAAGTCGCACGCCTCTCATCACTAATCCACCAGCAGTTTCACCAATTACGGTTTCAACCCAGCCTGTTATCTTTTCATATTCTCTACCACGAATTGCAGATTTTATTCCACGCTTTGCGTTCTGTGCTTTAATTATTGCAGAGGCACCAACTATTGGCTCGATAGGCATGAATGCTTTTCCGCCTGAAAGTAAACTTTCTCCATCTGCTGCAAAAAATGCATCTCTAATTTTTACAAACTGTGGGTCGCTAGCAATAGCATCATCAAATGCTTTCTTTAAGCGTATACCACTCAAACCTGTTGGAGTTGGAAATATTCCATTTTGAATAGCCTGATTGCGCAACTGTGCTTTAACATCAGCAATATCGAATAGTTTATCGGATGCTGTAGCAGATAGTCGATTAAGGGCTGCAATATCACCCTTATCTGCAAGGAGAATATCTTTGACAACGCTTGCATCATTAGTTTCCCGAATAATCGGAATTAGTCTTTCATTGGTGCTGTACTTCATTACTAGGTCTTCAATTACAGACCAGTCTTTGGTTCCAGCAAGCAGGAGCGCGTGGCTTCCCGAAACAGTTTGAGCACCTTGAGCGCCATTGGTACTAGCATGTAGGATACCAGTTTCCATATCGGCTCCTAGAGCCTCAACGCTTTTACCTTTAGTGTATAGTCCAGCAGGCTTTGCAGCGGCTTTAACTCCAACACTAGCAACCTTACCTAAGCCACCAAGGGCTGCATTGCCTAGGGCAAAATCACCTATACCAGTAAACCAGCGACCAACTGCATTATCGACAAAGTTTTCTTTTATGCTTTTATCATCCCACAAGTTAACAGTATCAAGATTAATCTTTCCCTTGGAACCAGTAGAAAGAACTAATTTGGATAAAGGGTTGATAAGTGGAACTAAATCAGATTTAGTAAGAGCCTGAAATGCAGAAACTTTTTGGCTGCGATTATACGCTGCTGTAATATCAGAAAACTGAAAGCCTTCTTCAAATTGACCCTTTTGGTAAAGAGGAGAACTTGTATCAGTCAGCAACGCAGCAGTTGAAACTGTGCGCATTGCTGGTGAATAAATTTTATCATTAAAAGGTTTAGCAACATACTTAAGAAGAAAGTCTGCTGTTACTTTAGTTGCAGCCTTAGCAACACGTCCAGGGGCTGTAGATTCTATTTCTTTATTTACATTATCAAGAGCGCCTCTTACACTTGCGGTAAAGGCTGCTTCTCTTTTTTGCTCGTCTTCATTAAGGTATGCGCCACCACCTGTAAGATTTTTGCCAACCGCACCAGCCGTGGAGATGGCGCTGGTAAATGAATTCCACCAAGACATGCCTACCTCCTAGTAGTTTCGTTTAATATAATTTTTTTCTGTTCCACCCTGTACATCTTGACCTGTAATGCTTGTAATAAAAGCGTCACGGTCTTCTACTGACTTCCAAGACATCATTGATAGTTCCATAACAATGCCTGCATTTTGATACCCAAGTGAGTTTGCAAACTTATCTATGTTATCAAAAAGGCTTCCAGGCATCCATGCTAAATCAGCCATTTGGATTTATTCCTTGGGCATTCTCAATAAGGTAGTTAACAAAGCGTTTGAATGAATCTGGAGCATCTGGAGACTTAGCAGCAAATGCTAAATCTGGTAGATATTGGGCTGCAATTTTTGCGTTTTCGTCAATGCGAGTATTGTTTATTAAATTTTTTGGAAGTGCTTCACGTCCTGGACCAGGTCCAAAATCTACGCCTGCTGTGATTGGTTCATCTGGACGAGTGGTTGGGTCAAGAAGCGTGCCTAATTGAGGCATATTAATACCTTGATAAGGTTCTTGAGGTGCTGATGGTGTTGCTGCTTGAGCCGATGCCATTGCTTGATTGCCCTCTACACGTTGATTATTCACTTCTTGATTTTGTCCGTATGCAAAGCCAGTATAGTTACCGCTCTGTCCCGCTCCGCCAGTACCAGAAACATTTGCTGGATTATACTGTGGTCCGCCGTTGGCGCCACCGCTTCCTTGTCCACCCATGTTCACTCCTATGCGTATTGTTTAAATATATAAATTGGCTCAGAGCACATATTGTCATATTGGATTGCAATAGCAATTGCTTTGCGAATCATAGTCTCTGCTTGGTTAATAGTCTTTACTTTTTCCACACCCAACGCTGCCAGGGCGCCGAGGGCAACATCTCCACCACTACCCATAACATATACGTTACGAATATCGGTATCCCAAGAATAATCTTCAGAGACCGAAAAGACTTGACCCCTGACCGAGATGATGAACCCGCCATCAATTTGCGCAACATCGCCGTCCTCTTTCATATCAATACCAGCATCTATAAAGTTCTTACGCATTTGCGGTATGAACTTGGTAGTCATATAGGTATTTAAATCTTCTTTAAGTGTTGGCTTAGGTTGTACGTAGCCATAGTGCAAGATATTACTGGCTCTAGATGAACCACAACCTGCAATTAACACCGTGTTGTTTTCTACAATCTTTGGTGTCTTTGCAATTTGAAAGCGACCATGCTCATCACTGAGCCTTGAATCACACCCTAATACCGACCAACCGTCACCTTGTATCGCTACTAGCGTTGTCATTTTTATCCCTTAGTTGTAACTCGTCCCGAGGCCTTGCCGCTACCACTTAGGGTAGATAAGATTGTTTGTAAGTCTGGTGGTGGTGCAGACGGTGCTAATCCACCGCCCATAGAAGGGCCTCCTACTGGAGCCGCGCCTGGAACAGGGGACGGCTGCTCAACAGGAGAAGTTGCAGCCCCAGCAGAAGGAACTGGTTGCTCTGGAGCAAACACGTTAGAGATAGCCTCTTCAAGAGATTGTCCCTTTTGACGTGCAGATATTACTCCTGCAATCTTAGTTACGATTGATGCTGGGTCTCCACCTGATGTAGCCATTGCTGGGATAGCCTGAGCCATCGCAGTAATTCCACTAAGAAGCGATGAACGCATGTTTTCGATTTCAATTTTTTCAAGTTCCTGGGTTACGTTTACGGTGAATGGGAGTTCACGCATAGCCATATCCTTGGAGATAAGTCCTCCACCTAGAGCCTGAAGCATAAAAATAAGTCCCTGTGCGGGGTTGAGACCAGCAAGCATGCCATAACGCACATCTGCTGAGTAATCGCCTTTAATGTCTTTAGAAGGCTTGTAGGTAATCTCATATGGGCTACCAGAGTCAACGCCACGTATTGTCTTTTCGCTTCCAAAAATTTTCTCATCTACTTCAAAGCAGAGAGAGACAACATCACGTAGAGCAGAGGCAAAGATTGCCTGGGCTGACTTGACCTGCGTATCAAAGGCTCCCATAAGAGCCTGTACGCCTTGACCAGTAACGATGCTTGCATCGATATTACCAGAACGTCCCTCTGGATAACGAGTACCTGAGCGAAGTTCCTGGTTAAGCAGTTGTGCTTCTGTGAACGCGCCTTGTGGAATGTTTAATTCGACACGTCGAACGCCAGC